CAAATGGCAACTCTTTCAGGAAATAAGGTCAAGGACACCTATACGTCCCTATTAAAATTAGATTCAAACGGTGTAACATCTTCACTTAAAGTGGTAGAAGATGGAGCAGGTACAGACTCTGCACTAAAGCTATCTACAGATACTGTAGAGGTTAACGGCACACTCTCTTTTACAACAGCACCAGCAACTAACTCATCAGAGCTTACAGCCCTGCTTGTAGACGGAAGCAACAATGTGGTGAAGCGTGAGCTTGACTCTAGCGCATTCTCTGGTGGAGCTGTAAACTCATTTAACACAATATCAGTCTCTGGTCAAACAAATGTAGTAGCAGACTCGTCTACTGATACCCTTACATTGGTAGGTGGTAATGGAATAGATGTAACAACAAACGCTGCTACCGATACTATCACTATTGCTAACAGCTCTTTCGGATTTAAAACTATTGCGGTTTCTGGTCAGACAAATGTTGTTGCAGATTCAAATGATGATACACTTACGCTTGTAGGCGGTAGCAATGTAACTGTTACGACTAACGCCTCTACTGATACTATCACGATAGCATCTACATCAAGCTTGTTCTCGAATCCAATGTTTGTGTTAAGACCAAGCGCATCCTATGCTCTAACAACAACACTCGCTACACCTACTCAAGGCGGAGTAAACAATAATTCTGTTTCAAGCTCTTACCTGTTTAATGATGACAGCAATGTTCACCTGCAAACATCATCAACAACAACAGGTGCGATGACCATAGAGCGTAATGGTGTAATTAGAATTGATGTAAACCTTATTCTAGAGGTTACAGCGTCTAACACTGATGTTACAATAAATGTAATGCGCAAGCCAAACGGTGGCTCAGCATCAACAATTCAAGGTATTGTTAGGTCAAAAGCAGCAGTAGGAAATATGGCAATTGGTTTCAGTCTGTTTACACACTGTAATGACGGTGATGATATATATTACGAAGTAAAAAAGAATTCGTCTGGTGGAGCGACTATGATAACTCAGAGTACATTTGCTGTAACAAAATTAGATTAAGTTTATGACAGAAAGACAAAAGGATTGCATAATTGAAATACAGGAGCTTATTGTATCTATAAATAATGTAGTCAAGAAGTTTGAGCTTGAAGATGAGTTTTTAGCATCAATAGCTGTAGGTTTTTTAGATTTAGAAACAAGGTATACTGATGAAGAAGGGGATGAAAGAGCTAATATGAGCCTGCTTTCCTCTTTCTCTGTAGCAGACGAAGAAGAACTTGATGATTTACTTTCATATTGTGTAGAAGCCTACAGAATGGAGCAAGCAGAAGAAGATATTCCTGACCCATCAAGTATAGATTATTGGATTAACTTATCAAATAGAGACGGTAGTGTAAACTAAATCGTATTCTCTTTACAATTAAATTAAAATGATTAGAAAAATAGTTATTGGGCGAGACCCAAAGGACGCTATGGCTTATTACGTTGGCATGAGAGCTGGCAGTGGTAGGGTTGTAGCCATCACGGAAGACGATGCGTATCTGCACCGTTATGGTAAAAAAAGATACCTTATATACATCGAGAACGAGGAAGGTACAATGATATGGAAAGCTGTTGACGACATGCCTTGTATATTAGAGTATGACCTAAAATTCGATTGATATGAAACCACTACACCATTTTATAGTACACATACCTCAGAAGTTTAATGATGAGGTTTCATTCAATGGAGGAACATTGCAACTTGTGAGCAAGTTCAATGAATTCGAGCATAGAGTAAACAGCGCTAAGATTACAGGATGTCCTAAAGGATTTGATTGCATAGGAGATACCTTATACTTTCATCACCATGTAGTAATGGAGCAAATCTATAATATAGGAGATGATTTATATTTGGTTAATTACGACCCTATCGGAGGATATGCAAACCACGCTATCGCTATCGAAGACGAAGCTGGTGATATTACTATGCTTGGGGATTGGTGTTTTGTTGCACCCCCTGTTGAGCAGGAAGAGGAAACAAGTGATTCTGGCATCATTCTTAGCCTCGAAAAAGAACCAGAACTGGAAGGCGTACTACTCACCCTACCCCCAGATTCAGAATGGATTGGAACAAAGTCTGGTGATATGGTGGGTTACACGAAGAATTCGGAATACGAGATGGAGCTTTTAAATGGCGACAAGGTTTATCGTATGCGAACAACAGAGCTAGTGTATGCCAAGGAAGCGTAAATTTACTACAGAAGAAGCGTCAACTAGATTGCTTTCCTCTATGGAGGTCGCAATCAATAACATGATTGACGAAGTTAGAAAACCTGTGGATGCAGAACTTTCTGGCTCTCAGCGTAAGGCTGAATTACAGAGTATTAAACAAACAGCTACTGATGCAAAAGAACTGCTCATCGAATACCAGAGGCTTGAACAAATGGTTAGAGAACTCCGAGAAACTGGAGGAATCGAAGAAGAACAAGACTACTCTGGTGGATTCGCAGAAAAGTTCTCAAAGTAATCAGATATTCTGTTACTGGGATTATTAATTAAATGAAATGGCAGGTCTTAAACAAGTTGAGGGATACGATAACTATGTTATTAATATATGCCCCAACGATACAAGTGGGGAGATTACCGAAATTGGTGGGATTGATATTCAGCTTCCCAAGATACCCCCTAAAGAAGAAATCCTCGGATATGAAAGGAAGCCTCATTTGCAAATGTGGAGAAGACTTCCTGTGCCAGAAGAATTGCAGAGGATTCGCTCTATGGATGAGTGGTATGAAATGCAATCCGAATTCAAAAAGAAATTTTCTCCATACATCGAGAAAGAGTTTGACCGCAGGCGTAACGGTCTTTGGTTTTACAATAACGGTGAGCCTGTCTACATTACAGGGAGACATTATATGATGTTACAGTGGTCAAAGCTGGATATTGGCTATGGCTACTACTTAGAATTTCAAGCAAGACTCTTTATTCATTTTGCAGCATGTGAAGCTGACCCTCGCTGTATGGGTCAGATGTACACTAAGTGTAGACGTTCTGGATATACCAATATGTCTGCGGCTATACTTGTAGACGAAGCTACTCAGGTAAAGGATAAGCTGTTAGGTATACAGTCTAAAACAGGTAAGGACGCACAGGAGAATATCTTTATGAAAAAGGTAGTTCCTATGTTCAGAAGCTACCCCTTTTTCTTTAAGCCCATACAGGATGGTACAACCAATCCTCGTATGGAGCTTGCATTTAGAGAGCCTTCTAAGCGTATTACAAAAAGCAATAAAACATCTAATAAAGGCGAAGCCCTTAATACAATCATAAATTGGAAGAACACCACGAATAATGCTTACGATGGTGAAAAGCTTCATATGATGTATCTAGATGAAAGCGGTAAGTGGGAAAGACCAACCGATATTCGTGAAGCATGGCGAATAGAAAGAACTTGTTTAATTGTAGGGCGTAAGATTATAGGTAAGTGTCTTATGGGTTCTACAGTAAATCCAATGGACAAAGGTGGGAAACAATACAAAGAACTCTGGAGAGACTCAGACCCAGAAGATAGAAACGCCAACGGAAGAACGAAGACTGGACTTTATAGATTATTTGTACCAGCCTACGAAGCCCTCGAAGGCTTCTTTGATGAATATGGAAACCCTATTATTGAAAACCCTGCGAAGCCTGTTAAAACGATTGAAGGGGACTTTGTAGACATAGGTGCAAAGACTTACTTAAAGAACGAGAGAGACGCTTTAAAAGGCGATGCGAGGGAACTTAACGAATATGTTCGCCAGTTTCCCTTCACTGTTGACGAAGCAATGAGGGATAGTATTGAAGGCTCTACGTTTAACATTGGTAAGATATACGAACAAATAGAATACAACGAAGAGTTGTATCCTAATCCTGTTGTTCAAGGTAATTTCTCTTGGAAAAACGCTGTAAACGATAGCGAAGTTGTATTTAGTCCCAACCCTCAAGGCAGGTGGTTTATAAGCTGGATGCCGAAGCCTGAGAACAGAAACAAATCTGTAATTAAGCACGGTAAAAAGCACCCAGCGAATGACCACATAGGTGTAGGTGGAGTCGATAGCTATGATTTGGACTCTACGACTGATAACAGAGGGTCGAAGGGAGCTTGTCATATGTATAACAAATTTAGTATGGGCGCTCCTGCTAATATGTTTGTCGCAGAATACGCATCTAGACCTCCTTTGGCTAGAATATTTTACGAAGACATATTAATGGCCGCTGTTTTCTTTGGATATCCGCTTTTAATAGAAAACAACAAGTACGGAATCGTTAGATATTTCGAATCTAGAGGATATGAAGAGTATGTAATGAAAAGACCAGACCATCTTAAAACTCCTAATGCTGTAAGCACTAAAACTCGTGGTATACCTTCTAACTCTGTTGATGTTATTCAGTCTCATGCTCAAGCAATTGAGGCGTATGTCGAAGAACACGTAGGTATTAACTCGGAAACTGGAGACATGGGGAAAATGTACTTTCAAAGAACGCTAGAAGACTGGATTGGCTACAAAATTGACAATCGTACTAAATATGATTTAACAATATCGAGCGGACTTGCACTATTGGGGGCGCAGAAAACAAAAGTCAAGAAAAAAGAGGCGCAATTTGATGACAAGCAGTTTTTTCGTAGATATACTAAGGAAATAAGACGCTGATAGACAGAGCTTTAATTTCGTATATTTGCGAGGAAGTATTCTGCGAAACGCTATATGTACAATAAAGACAACGAACAAGGGAAGTACGGAAATTTTCCAGACCCATTTGCCCCTCATGGACAAAAGTCCTCTAAATCATATGGGATAAAATTTGCCAAAGCCATTGAAAAACAATGGGGCAACTCTGACGATGAGCGTAGTCTCTTCCGAAGACGTATGAAGGACTTTGAAACAAACCGTGACTATGCAAACGGTACGCAAGATACTTCAATCTACAAGCAGATATTAAACTCTCTCGACCCAAACAGTGGGGATGGCACGTTGCTAAACCTTGATTGGTCTCCAGTACCTATCGTCCCTAAGTTTGTTAAGATTGTAGTAAACAACATTCTTTCTAGAAAACCTTATCCAAACGTAAAAGCTATCGACCCTCTATCTCAGTCTGAAAAAGACCAGAAGAGAGCGGAGAAAATGTTTGAGGTAAAAAACAAGGAACTCCTTTCTCAATTAGAGCAGCAAGGTGTAGATATTAAAACAGATTTAAGTTCTATACCAGAAACACCTGAAGAAGCTGAAATATTCATGGATGTGAATATCAAGACAGCGGCAGAAATCGCATCTCAAGTAGGAACAAGCATGACTCTTGAGTGGAACGATTTTGACCAGCGTGTGTACAGACGTGCAGTTACCGATTTGGTAACCTGCGGTATGGCTGTAATTAAAAGGAGTAACGACCCTAACTATGGAATCAAAGAAGATTACATTGACCCAGCGCACTTCTTCCATAGCTACACCGAAGACCCTACGTTTAGTGACCTCATCTATGCAGGACACGTCAAGAAAATTAGCATCTCAGAGCTTAAGCGTATTGCTGGTGATGAGCTTACTGAAGAGCAATATGAAAAAATAGGGCAAAGCGTAAAAAACAAATACCAGAACCGAGCCGATAAACTAAGCTATAAATATTACGATGAAACTTTAGACCGTACAACTTACGGATATGATGAGTTTATTGTTGAGGTGATGGACTTTGAATTCTTATCTACGGACGACATGATGTTCGAAGGGAAGCAATCTCGTTTTGGAAACGATAGCTTCTACTACAAAGGGTTTGAATACACACCGCCTAAAGAATCTGTCTATGCTCGTGAGCCAAAAGCAATGAGTATACAAACAGTATATGGTGGTAGCTACGTTATCGGATGTAACTATATGTTTGACTACGGTCAAAAAAGAAATGTACCTAAAAACGTACACGACCTAAGCAAGGCTAGATTGTCTTACTCTGTTGTGTCAACAAACTTACGCAGAATGATGCCTAAGTCTCTTGTAGGCTCAGTCATTGGTTTTGCTGACCAATTGCAACTTTCTCACTTAAAACTACAGCAGTCTATCGCTAAGGCTAAGCCAGATGGGTTGATTGTAGACATTGAAGGATTAGAGAATGTGCAGCTGGGTAAAGGCGGTGAACTACAACCATTAGATATACAAGACATCTATGAACAAACAGGTGTATTCTACTATCGCTCGAAGAATCCAGAAGGTGGATTCCAGAACCCTCCAATTAGGTCTCTGGATAATAGCATTAGGAATATCAATGAGCTTATTGGTATCTATAACCATAATCTCCGTCTTATCCGTGATACAACAGGTATTAACGAAGTAATGGATGGCACTTCTCCAAAAGGAGAGCAGTTGGTAGGCGTACGCCAACAAGCGGTAGCCGCTGGTAATAACGCTATCTACGATATAACAAATGCTTCTATTTACCTATATACTAGAGTTTGTGAAGACATCGTAAAATGTCTTCAGATTCTACCTCCTAAGTCTGTTATCTTCCAAGCTTACGAAAGAGCTATTGGTAAAACAAATATGGATGTGCTTTCTTCATTTGGTGATTTACCGATGTACAATTTTGGTATCAAGATTCAAATGGAAATGGATGAGACGGAAAAGGCTTATCTGGAGCAAAACATTCAAGTAGCCCTAGGTCAAAAAGAAATAGACCTAGAAGATGCAATGGCAATCCGTCAATTAAAAGACATTGACCAAGCAGAGCGATTACTTATCGTTAGACGCAAGAAGCGTATGGGTATGATGCAGCAAAGAGCGCAGCAAAACTCTCAGATGCAGGCTCAGATGAATCAACAAACTGCACAGGCAGCAAGCCAAGGAAAAATGCAGGAGATTCAAATGCAAAGCCAAGCCAAGATTGCAGAGATACAAGCTGATGCACAAGCTAAGGCTCAGTTACTGCAATTAGAATACCAGTTAAAAGGTCAAGTTGAAGGTGCTAAATCTCAATCTCAAATGGGAATGAAGCAACAAGACATGGCTTTTAGACAACAAATGGAAGACAATAAAGAAGAAGCTAAAGACAAGCGAGTTAAGAAACAAGCTGTTGAACAATCCAAAATGATTTCTCAACGCCAAGGAAAGCGTGGAGAGCTACAGGATGAGGGAGACAATTTGATTGACACGCTAACTTCTTGATAACCAGTAAATTACTACCTTTGTAAAAACAATAAAAAATGGCACACTCAAATAAATTAGTTCACAATTACAACTCAAACCTACAAGCCTTTGGGCAGAGTGGTTTTGACTATGTTACTAGTGGAACAATAAATTCTCATACTTACATAGCTATTACTGTATTAGCTACAGCTGTTTTGGATGTTAGCGTAGAAGCTGGAGACAGCTTAACTGATGTTTCTATTCCAGCAGGAACAACAATTTATGGTAGCTTTTCAAGCATTACTGTAGATTCTGGAAGAATATTAGCGTACAGGCTAGCATTAGATAAATAATTATGTTAGGATTAGGATTAGTTATAACTAAAAAGTAAGCCAATTATGGCAACACAAATAAATCTAGATAACGCATCAAGAGTAGATGTTACTTGTCGTAAAGGGGACAGCTTTGAGCTTAAGTTCACCTTTACTGATGCTGCTGGTGCTGCCATAGATA